CCCGGCTTGGTTCTTGGGGCAGTACCCGAATAAGAAGATAATACAAACAGCCCACACAGCAGAGCTTTCTGTTGGATTTGGTAGGCGAGTTCGTAACCTCGTGGATAGCGAGGAATTTAAGAAGGTTTTCCCAGAGCTGACTCTTAGGCCCGACTCCAAGGCCGCTGGGAGATGGAGTACCAGTGCTGGTGGCGAATACTTCGCTATTGGTGTTGGTGGTGCTGTAACTGGTAAAGGTGCAGATCTGCTCATTATCGATGATCCCCACTCGGAGCAGGAAGGACAGAGTGCCGACCCCACTGTGTTTGATCGAACCTATGAATGGTACACATCCGGGCCTCGTCAGCGACTTCAACCGGGAGGCGCTATTGTTATCGTGATGACGCGATGGCATATGCGTGACTTAACCGGGAAGATAACTAAGTCTGCCTCTCAACGGGCTGGAACCGATGATTGGGAGATAATTGAGTTCCCCGCTATCATGTATGAGGGGACTGAGAAAGAGAAATCCTTATGGCCTCAGTTCTGGAGTAAAGTAGAACTAGATGCTCTTAAAGCGGAACTACCGCCTTCTAAATGGAATGCACAGTACCAACAGAACCCCACTGCTGAAGAAGGGGCGTTGGTTAAGAAGGAATGGTGGAAGATCTGGGAACATGAAAGACCGCCTCCCTGCGAGTTTGTTATTCAGTCTTGGGATACAGCCTTCCTAAAGACGCAAAGATCTGACTACTCTGCCTGTACAACGTGGGGCGTTTTCTATGCGCCTGACGATGATGGCATGAGCCAGCCCAACATTATTCTTCTTGATGCTTACAAAGAGCGTCTGGAGTTCCCAGAGCTTAAAAAGAAAGCGCATGAGATGTGGCAGATGATGCAACCAGATGCGTTTATAGTGGAAGCTAAGGCGGCTGGAACCCCGTTAATTTTTGAATTAAGAGCGATGGGTATTCCTGTATCTGAGTACACCCCCTCTAGAGGTAATGACAAGATAGCTAGAGTTAATGCTGTAGCGGATCTATTTGCTTCTGGTGTAGTGTGGTGTCCAGAAACTCGCTTTGCTGAAGAGGTGGTTGATGAGTTTGCTGCTTTCCCTGTAGGAGAGCATGATGACTTGGTTGACTCATCGACTCAGGCACTGCTTAGGTTTAGGCAGGGTGGCTTCTTGAAGTTGTTGAGCGATGAAGAGGACGAGCCATTCTATGGCAAAAAAGCCAGTTACTATTGATCTTCAGAAAGAAGAAAAAAAGATAGAGGCTGAGATAAGGGAATGGTCTTCTAGTATTATTGAAATCCCTAATCCTAACTTTAAGAATATTCCTACCTGCCCTTATGCTAAGACGGCGTGGGAAAAGAACTTAGTCAAGATTGTGTTTGATCATGAAGGCAGGGACGCTAAGTTACTGAAGTATCTCTCCAGCTATGATGATGACTATGATTTAATTATTATCGTTGATACGGATTATGAAGAAGATCAAGAAGCTTTTCATGATAGTATTAGTGAAGTTAACGATTTAATAAGCAAAGATGTTTGGAGTAATTCGGATTTGTGGATCATGGGGTTTCATCCTTATGATGATGAAAATGATGCTTTAGATAGCGAAAGCTTTGAGCCTATTAGTGATTACAGCTATGGTTTGATTTTTGTTCAAAGGCTTTCTTTTTTACAAGAGGCTGCTAACAAGCTTGAGCTTCAGGGTTATTATAATGTTTACAAAGATGACTTTGATATAAATCAGATGTATAAAGTTCGCAAAGACTATTACAGGAGACTGAAGCATGGCAATGGGAAAGAAATTAGGGCCAGCTAAAAAGAGAGTTGGTATGCGTGGCGGCAAGACTGTTGCTAAGAAAGTAATGGGCATGAGATCAGGTAAGAAAGTTAAGAATATTAAGAAAATGAAGTCTGGTGGTCAGTGCCGTGGAATGGGTGCTGCAACTAGGGGCGGGAACTTCGAGGTCGTTTAATGGCTGTTGAAAAGTCTTTAGTCAGCAATCCTCTTGATATTGATAACGAAGAAGCTGTCGAAGTTAGCATAGTTAACCCAGAGTCAGTTTCTATTGAAACTGAAGATGGAGGCGTTATTTTGGATTTCGATCCAAATGGCGGCTTTATGGGTGAGATGGAGCATGGCGCTAATCTAGCTGAATACATTGAGCCTCAAGTGTTAGACATGGTTGGCTCAGATCTCGTTGGCATGTATAACGCTGACAAAGAGAGTCGTTCTGATTGGGAAGAGTCTTACGTTAGAGGATTGGATCTTCTAGGTCTTCGCTTTGAAGATCGTACAATGCCTTGGGCTGGAGCTTGTGGTGTTTTTCACCCAATGCTTTCTGAGGCTGTCGTTCGCTTTCAAGCGCAGACAATACAAGAGATATTCCCTGCCAGTGGACCAGCAAAGACTTCTATCGTGGGCAAGCTCACTGATAACAAGGTTAAGCAGGCTAGTCGTGTTCAAGACTATTTAAATTATTTAATGACACAGAGAATGTCTGAGTATCGGTCTGAGACCGAAAAGCTTTTATTCTCTTTGCCTATTGCAGGATCAGCTTTCAGAAAGGTTTACTTTGATCCTAATCTTAACAGACCGTGCAGCATGTTTGTTCCGGCAGAAGATTTTGTTGTTAGTTATGGCGCTTCTGATCTAAAGACTTGCGAACGTGCAACGCATGTAATGAAAAGAACCCCCAACGATATAAGGAAACTTCAGGTTTCTGGGTTCTATAGAGACATTGAGTTACCAGCTCCTACTCCAGACATTGGAGAGATTCAGGAGAAGTACAATAGATTGACTGGTGATAGTGCAAACTATGAAGTTGATCACAGACACACCCTGCTGGAGATGGTTGTTGATTATGATCTTCCCGGTTTTGAAGATGTACAGGGTGGAGAAGAGACTGGAATAGCTTTACCTTATGTAATTACTATCGATAAAGGCTCTCGAAAGATTTTATCGATCAAGCGCAACTGGAATGAAGAAGATCCGCAGAAATTAAAGGTAGAACACTTCGTTCATTATACTTATTTGCCGGGATTAGGGTTCTATGGCTTCGGTTTAGTCCACATGATAGGTGGGTTAAGCCAGTCTGCGACCTCATTACTGCGACAATTAGTGGATTCAGGTACGTTAGCTAACCTTCCGGGTGGTTTAAAGGCGCGTGGTCTTAAGATTAAGGGCGATGACACCCCAATTATGCCGGGAGAGTTCCGCGATGTGGACGTTCCGGGCGGAACCATCCGCGATAACATCAGTTTTATGCCGTATAAGGAGCCGTCTAACGTTCTTTATCAGCTTTTAGGGGACATTGTGTCGGAAGGTAGGCGATTTGCCTCTGCTGCCGACGTAAAAGCCTCTGATATGAACTCCGAAGCCCCTGTTGGCACGACATTAGCCATACTTGAGCGCGAAATGAAGGTGTTAAGCGCAGTTCAGGCGCGTGTTCACGCCGCAATGGGGGCAGAATTAAAGATATTAAGCCGATTAGTGCATGATTATGGGCCGCAACGCTACCCATATGATGACTCAGAGCAACCACTAGCGGCAGAAGACTTCGATGATCGCATAGATATCATTCCTGTTAGCGATCCGAACAGTGGAACGATGGCACAGCGCATTATGCAGTACCAAGCTGCGCTGCAACTCTCAGTCTCAGCTCCACAAATGTACGATCTACCACTACTTCATCGTCAAATGATAGAAGTTTTGGGCATAAGGGATGCAGATAACATTATCCCAACGGATAAAGACATTAAACCTACAGATCCTGTGACTGAAAACATGAACATCATTAATGGAGAACCCATTAAGGCGTTTGCTTATCAGGATCATGAAGCGCATATACAGACTCACATGTCAGCAATGGAAGATCCTAAGCTATTGAAGATACTCTCAATGGCTCCTGACGCTAAAGTGAAGCAGGCAGCAATGATGGCGCATATTTCAGAGCATGTGGCCTTCTCCTATCGACAACAGATAGAAAAAGAACTTGGTGTAGAACTGCCGCCACCAGAAGAACAATTACCAGAAGACATTGAAAGTAGGCTATCTAAGCTCGTTGCTCCTGCTGCCGCACAACTTACCGGAAAAGACAAGAGAGAGATGGAAGCCCAACGCATTCAGGAGCAGATGAAAGATCCAATCGTCCAGCTCCAACAAGCTGAATTACAACTTAAGGCCAAGCAAGCCCAAGACAAAGCTGCAACTGATATGGCTAGGATTCAAGTTGATCTTCAAAAGAGTAAAGAGAAGAACGAACTTGAAAGAGAAAAGCTTTCTCAAGAAGTCAGAGTTGAAGGGGCCAAGCTTGGTGTTCGTGTAGCTGAGGATTCTTCTAGAGAGGAAATAGAAAAGTCTAGAATGAAATCAAAGGACATGCTTGAAGGCGTTAAAGTTGGTGTCGAAATAGCGAAGGAGCTATCTGGTGAGTGATGTTTTTAGTAACAATGCTTTAAAAGTTTTGAAAGATAATATCCGAGTAATGATGAATGATGTAAGTGATCATATTAGTACGGGTAGTTGCAAAACTTATGATGAATACTCTAAATGCTGCGGGATTATAGAAGGTCTTGCTATGGCTGAAAGAGAGATTCTTGATCTGAACCAAAGGATTGAGAACGCTTAATTCTCCGCATATTGCGGTGCAAGGTGACTCTGGACACTAAATTCCAGTGCTAAGGAAATAACATGAGTGAAGCTGCTAGTGTGGAAGTTGAATCAGTTACAGCAAAGGCTGAGACAAGTGACAATAAAGATGTCGAGTCAAAGCCTAGTCAGTTACCTGAACCTTCTGGATATAAAATTTTAATAGCATTGCCCGAAGTTGATGAGAAGACTGAGGGTGGAATCATTAAGGCGCAACAAACAAGACAGCTTGAAGAAGTTGGATCTATTGTTGGCTTTGTCATGAAGCTTGGTCCAGATGCTTATCAAGATAAGGAGAAGTTTCCTAATGGTCCTTACTGTAAAGAGGGCGATTTTATTTTGATGAGATCTTATTCTGGAACTAGGTTTTCTATACATGATCGAGAGTTTAGACTTATTAATGATGACAGCGTAGAAGCTATTATTGATGATCCAAGGGGCATTAGAAAAATATGAGTGATGCAGAGCAAGTACAAGAAACTAGCAGTGAAGATAAATTTTTTGGTGTCAAGACTCAGATTAGCAAGAAGTCCGAGGCAACTCCTCAAGAAGCAGCAAGCGATATTGAGGTTACGATTGTTGATGACACACCAACGGAAGATAAAAACAGACCTACGTTTAGTGATGACACCCCAGCCGATGATGGTATTACGGAAGAGGATCTCAAGGGCTACACTGGATCTGTTCAAAAAAGAATCAACAAGCTTCGTGCGATTAATAACGATGATCGTCGTAAGCGTGAAGATGCTGAGAAGCTTCGTGATGAAGCTGTTCGCGTTGCTCAAGAGCTTGTAGAAAAGAATAAAAACTATCAATCTATGATAGATCGTGGCGAGACGGCTTTGATTGATTCTGTCAAGCAAAAGGCAAAGCTTGATTATGAAAACGCCAAGCAGGGATATAAAACTGCATACGAAGAAGGCGATACTGATAAGATACTTGCTACTCAAGAAGCTTTAAATCTTGCTCAATATGAGTTAAAAGAGATAGAAAGAAAGGAACAAGGCAGACAATTTGCCCAACAAACTAGGCAAGCTCAGGCTCAGAATGTTGCTCAAGTCCAAGAGCAGCAACAACCTCAGCCTCTTTCTAGTAAGCAGGTTAATTGGAAAGAAAACAATCCTTGGTTCTTAGATCCTAATCATAAGGACATGACTGCCTTAGCTTATGGATTGCATGAGAAATTAATAAAGGATGAAAGATTAGACCCAGCAAGTGATGAATACTATAATAGGATAGACGCTACAATGCGTCAGAAATTTCCTGAATACTTTGGTGCAGATGAAAGCTATGGGAGCAATGTTCCATCTACACCTAGTAGGGTAAACGTGGTTGCCCCTGCCAATAGAAATAATGGCGCAAAACCACGCACAGTAGAACTAACTCCCAGCCAAGTTTCTCTCGCAAAGCGACTTGGACTCACTAACGAGCAATACGCCAGACAACTCATGAAGGGGTAATTAATGGCTAATCAGCGCACACCACGCTCTAACGAGAGCAGACAAACCG